CTAAGATTAAAAACCTTAGTTCCTGATACATAAACACTACCCATATATCCCTGGATAGTTAGAAATAATTGTTTATATATATTGGAAAGTTTTATGTCGCCCAACTGCGACGGATCCATGTTGCAGCTATCAGGTATTTAAACTATGAACACCGTAGTTTTTATTAAATTAATTATAATTTTGTTTTCAAGTGTCATCATTACCGGTTTTAAGGGTAATAAATCATAAGATTATAAAATTATAATTGAGTTAATAAAAATGAACGTATAAGTGGTATATACCAGGTCAGAGAAGACCTAGACAAAACACATCGTAAATTATATGGCTAAAGGAAGATTTAAATCAACCGTAACCAATAAATTTACTGCCCACAAGGGTTCGAGGTCCCTTGAAAATAAAAAGCTTAAGAGAAAACTTTCCAAATCCAGAAGGAAAACTGTAAACCTCGACAAGTTGAGAAAACATCTTGAGGCCTTGGCTAAAAATCAAACCAAGTGGTTCTTGTCAAAAACTAAAGTTAATCACTTTATAAAATGATTTAGCATTAGTTATGGTATTCATAATTCATTTAAAGCTCTTGCACTTGATTATATTTATTTCTTAATAGATAAAGTTAAGCACAAGGGAATTAAATGCGCCATTAGCATTTCTAAAGAAATTCGTCTAAGGGTTCAACACTATTACGCTGAAATTTCAGAGTATCGAAATGACAGTATAGTAGCATTGTCCTATGATGGAATTCCGAAGAGGTTAATGGGCCTAGTAAAAGTTATTAGGCATAGTAAGCGGAGTGGAGATAATATCAAAATGAAGTTTATTATGACTATATTAAATTTTACGAGGATTATGAAGACAAAAGCTGTACCTAATATTGAAAGCATTTGCGAGAAATCAAAGATGGTAGAAGATATTAGGGACCAATACTCTTTAGATTTATTAATACGATTTCGTAATCATCTTAGGCGTAAAACCCCTAGGAAAAATTATAAAAAAGTATGAAATAAAGATAAAAGTATAGTTACACAGTTTGAGTCTTACCACATTTCTTCGAAGAAAGGACCTACTGCTAATCCTGCTTTATATTCTTGTCTATTAGATGTTAAGAACCTTTCGGAACTTAGACCTGATATTCTTGAAAGTATCGCTGTATTAGGAGGGCCCAAACTTCGTGGTGATATAGCTCTTGTATTAAATAATTTGGACTCTTTGAGTAAAATAACGAAGCAGCCTATTGAGGGTAAAACCTGTTTTAGAAAGTTAAGTTACTTTGCGGACAAGGAGGGTAAAACTAGGGTGGTTGCAATAGGAGACTACTACAGCCAGACTAGTTTGCGTAAAATGCATGATACTTTGTACCATCTTTTACGTACGATTCCTAATGATCAAACTTTTAACCAAGGAAAAAATCTTAGTCAATTGTTATCACAAAATCCAAACCAAACATTCTACTCTTTTGATCTTGTTGCTTTTACTGATAGATTTCCAATTAGCTTGCTAAAAAGATTTCTTGAAGTATTAGTAGGAGGGGAGAAAGCAGATGCTTGGTATAATATCATGGTTGGAGCTCCTTTCGAATATAAAGAACAGAAGATAACTTACAATGTAGGTAATCCAATGGGCTTTTATACAAGTTGGGCGCTATCAACACTTTGTCACCATTTAGTTTTATATAAAGCTTGCGAGAATTTAGAAATAAATTTTAGTATTGCAAAGTATAGACTATTAGGCGATGATATTATAATATTTGATGATAGGCTAGCAACTGAGTATAGAAAACTAATCAAACTACTTGGAGTCGATATTAACTTTTCAAAATCTTTTATCTCGAAAGAGTATTATGAATTTGCTAAGCGAATATTTACAAGAAGCGGAGAGATTAGCCCTTTTCCAGTTGGTGCTTTAAATTCTTCCTTCCATCGATTAAGTTCTTTGGTCGAAATGGTTTATAGTGCTACCGAAAAAGGTTTTTATACTCATGATTGTTATTCTACGGCTCTCGCTTTCATTAAAATGTTTTGACAATTTAATAAGAAATTCTTAAATAAGATAAAAATTTTACTGAAAGAAAGCATTCACATTTACCGTATATATAAAGGCTATGAAGAACCTCATTTATTAATTAACTTTTTAGTTAATAAACTTGGAACTAATAATCTTGTATATAGCTGTAATCAATTAAGTCATTCGAAAGAATTATTTATTGACACAGTGATAGATGCGTTTGCCGAGAGTGCAGGAGAGATACCAGAGTACAATGAAGATATAGCTTTTAAACTATTGATGCATTATACTCAGGATGATGAAGAAGGATCATGTGCCTATGCACACCCATATGTATTTATCGA